GGTTGCTCCTTATTCGTTGTCTTTTATAAGTTTATATAGGGTATAAAGTTCTTCCTCTGGCATCTTATATATGTCTAGCTTGCCATCAAAGGCTGCCATTGGAATTTCTTTTAGGTAGTCTATCATTTCTTCAACTGTTGGCAGAGATTTCTTTGCATATTTGCCAGAGTCTACTAGGTCTTGGGTGTAGTTTATAGCTTTTTCTTGGCCTTCATCATTTAGTTGGTTGAATAAATTAATTATTTTTTCTTGATTATTTGTTAAGCCTGGATTTGATTTGGATTCCTTTGCATACATTTTTATATGATTACCTTTTGGAACATCATAACCCATTAAATAAGCTTGACTAACATTTAATGATGTTGCTATTATATCTATCTTATCTTGTTTAGCTTCATATTTCCCTTTAAGCCAATCGCTTATTGATGATGGAGTTATTCCTGTTAGATTAGATAGGTCTTTTTGTGTCATATTTTTTTCTTGTAAGAGATCTTTTAATCTATTTTTAAAACTTGATACTTTTATGTTTTCCATAACCCCTCCTTATAAGAATATAATACAGTTTTCTTAATTAAAAATCAAGAAAACTGTAAAAAAAATAAAGATAACTATTGACTAATACGGAAAACTGTATTATAATATAAATATAAGAAAGGGGGTTATAGTAAATGAACAAAAAAAGTTTTGATAATAGAAAAAAATCAAAACAAAAAAAGCTTACTGATAAGAGTTTGGAAATAACACTGATTATAGCATTAATCAATCTCATAGTCGCTATAATCGAACTAATCAATAAGCTTTTGAAGTAGGAGGGGGTTACCCCCTCGACTACTCATTTGCTATTATACAAGATGAATGATAAGAAAACAATAAGGATGATTTGGATGTTGTTGGTTATTAGTATTGCTACTTTAGTTATTAATATTATTAATCTTATAATCTAAGGATTATTGTATGAAAGGAGGAATTTTTGAAATCTATTAATTATAATTACGATTATTCTAAACTAAAGGGATTGATTAAAGAAAATTTCGGTAATTTGTCTGATTATGCTAGATATATAGGGATATCTACTACTAGCTTAAATGAGAGGTTGAATAATAGATTGCCATTTAAGCAAGATGAGATGGAAAAGTCTATAATAGGCTTTTCCATCAAACCAGATATGATTGACGATTTATTTTTTTGCAAATTAAATACGGAAAACCGTATAAAGTGAGGGAGTGATTATGTTTTGGAAAAGAAAAAGGAAAATAAAAAATCTCTCATTAACAGGGAGAAATAAAAGGGAGTCTATTTCTATAGTTGTTAATGAGAGAAAGAAACAAATTAATATTCTAAGACAAGATGTCAATCAAATTTCACATGATATTTACCATCTTGAAAATATAAAGGGAGATTAGTCCCTATTTCTATCTGATCAGACTTTTGAATAAACAAGATTTCAAAGTTGTTTGGATATTTAGAATAACTAATTATTTGAGAGTCGGTTTGCTCAATGATTTCATTAGTTATTTGTGAGAAATCATCTACGAACGAAGTATCAATATCAAATTCGTTAGTGACTATATATTTATATTTTAGATTATTAAATTTTTTCAAAGCCTTACCTCCTTTCTTGTTTTTATTATACAAGATTTGTTAGGAGATAGGAATTTTCAGAGAAAGGAGAGATTATGAAGTGGGTTTTAATTATTTATAGTGTTTGGGCTACTATTAAGCTTATATCTTATAGGGCTGTTGTTGAAGGACTTTGTAAGTATGTTGTTGATCATTACGATTTAGACGACTTTGAGCAAGAGGACTTAGAAGAATATACCAGAGAGGTTATTAGTTCCTGGTTTAAAAGATAAGGAGAGATTATGGAAAATAAGAAAAGATTTTTAGATGAAGAAATCATGGAAGATTTTATTACATTTAATTTTAAATCTATTTCTGATTTCTGTAGAAAGCTTGGGGTTTCAAGATCACATTTTGACGGAATGATGAAGGGAAAAATTGCTTGCGGAATTAAGACTAGGGAAAAACTAATGAATCTTTTAAATGATTATGAAGTAAATTTAGAAGATGTCTTAGAACCTTTGCCAATTATTATTGGTGAAAAATCTTTTAAGGAAATTCAAATCAGTGATAAAGATGGAAATTTGATAGCTTCAATAAATTCTAATAATGAGATTTCAGATAAGAATTTTAAAGTAGAGTACATCCCATTTGACTAATCTAAATTATTGTTTTTAGATTTATCTGGATTTGATACTGGAGTGGCGACTCCATTTATCATTCGTACGTGGTAGTTACTGTAATTGCCTGCTTTGATTGCTTTTACAAAATCTTGTCTTGTCATATATCTGCCAGATTTTGTATCTTTAAAATGGGTATTTCTGCCAGTTTTTGATTGACTTGTTGTTTTTACTCTCTTCAACATTCACCTCCGAATATTAATATTAAAAGTTACTATTTGGGGGACATACTCTACTGGAATAATTTTACCATCTTTGACTATACAAAGCAATACATATAGTACCACAAGAACTATCAACCACTATATATTGTATATATTTTATTATAAAGAAAGAAAGGAGAGATTATGGAGAATAAAGAATTTGATTATAAAAATAATCCAATGAATTTTGATATTAGAAGAGATGATAAGAAAAAACCACAGTTTTTAGTTAATTATAATTTGATAGATGTAGATAGTATTGAGAAAATCGTTGAAAAGTCTGTCAATCTTATTGAGAAATATCCATATTATGATTTTGAATTTAGGATTGAGTGCTAGTTATAAAGAGCACACAGGTGCCCTTTATACTTAATCAGTTCTTACTTGGATTTGTGGCTCATCCATTGGCTTAGATAATGCACTCCTAATTTCCTTTTCAATTTCTAAGTATTTTTTAGCAAATTCTGTAGGACTTAGTTTTGGATAAGATTTTAGGTAATTTGTAGCATAGATTGTTGCTAGATGTTCATATTTTTTATTTGGATATCTATTTTCAGACATATTTCCACCTCCTTTCTTGGTTATATTATACAGGATTTTAGAGGAGATGGGTCAAGCAAAGATAGAAAGGAGAGATTATGGGAGAGATTGTAGGTAAAAATAAAGGATGTCCAAAAGGGCATAAAGGTGTTAGCATTAAACTTTGTAATAAAGATTTGAATTGTCAGGTTCAAGATATTCAAAAAAAGGAAGATGCTTATTTGGACAAGGACATTAAAGAAATCATTATAGAGACGGACGAAAAAGACCCTAAGGTTATCGCTATAATAAATGAAATTTTAAGTCCTAGTGAAGGTTATAGGGTCAGAGTCAAATTTAAAGATAATGATTTTAATAATAGATTAAAAACCTTAGAATCTAAAGTTAATTTATTAGAATCTAAGGTTAGTAAATCTACACTATAGTGTAATATGAGCCGTGGATTCTTTCTATTTTATATCCAGCTAGCTCAAGTTCAGATTTTAACTCAGCTTCATCTATATCATACTCATTCAAATCAAATGTAGCTGATGGTTGTGAACCTTTTTTACACGCTCTAAAATCAGCTTGTAATAAATTATTTAGGTCGTCCCATGTTTTTAATGGATTACAAGTTGTTGGTTTTGGGTCAAGCTTTGACATATATTGCACCTCCTTTCTATCTATTTTTATAATATCATACCACATATAGGGGGTTAAATAAAATGAATACTACATGTAGTAGGTTAAGGGATTTAAGATTGAAAAATAAGAAGACTCAAAAAGAAATAGGAGAGATTTTAGGGACAAGTGCTAATATGTATCAAAAATACGAGTATGGACAAGTGGAATTGCCTGTTAGGCATGCTAAAAAATTGGGTTCATATTATAAGATTAATTGGTGGGAAATTTACGAAGATTAGATGTTAGGAGAGATTATGAAATGGATTTTAATTATTTATAGTGTTTTGGCTACTATTAGGATTATATCTTATAAGGCTGCTGTTGAAGCACTTTGTGAGTATGTAGTTGATCATTATGATTTAGACGACTTCGAGCAAGAGGACTTAGAAGAATATATGAGAGAAGTTATTAGGTCCTGGTTTGAAAGATGAGGAGAGATTATGAGAAATAAAAAGTTTGAAAAGATTTACGAGAGATTTATTTATAGGTTTCTACAATTCAAGAGATATTTTAAATATAAATTTGGTCTCAGAATGGAGTATCAAATAATTCTCTATGATAGAGATGGTAATTTTGTAAAAGGAATTAAGAGTAGATAGCCCTGGATGGGTCCAGGGCTAAGGTTATACAGATTCTATTTCTTCATAGTCTTTGCCAAAGTCTTGGGAGCCTTTGGTGTAGCCTGTTAAAGCTAGGACTGGTGGTAGTAGGTCATCTTCTTCATATTCGACACCATCTTCAAGGTCTTCTTCTAAGATCATGATTTTGACTGTATCCATCTTGTCGGCTTTTAGTTGGTCAGCTATTTTGCATAGGTCTGATACCTTTACTGTGATTGAGAAACTCATATAAAATTACCTCCTTTCTTGTTTTTATTATACAAGATATTTTAGGAGATAGGAATTTATAACAAAGGAGAGATTATGAAATGGATTTTAATTATTTATAGTGTTTGGGCTACTGTTAAGCTTATATCTTATAGGGCTGTTGTTGAAGGACTTTGTGAGTATGTAGTTGATCATTACGATTTAGACGACTTCGAGCAAGAGGACTTAGAAGAATATACCAGAGAGGTTATCAGTTCCTGGTTTAAAAGATAAGGAGAGATTATGGAAAGGCATAAAACTTTCAGAGATAAATTTATTGAGTTGGCTAATAAAAAGTTTACAGAAAAAGATGTCTTTATGAGGATTAGTTATAAGGATAAGAAAGCAAAGCCTATTGACACTATAAAAGACATCTTACGTTTCTTGAAGATGCCTTTTAAGGATAAGTATGAACCGACTTTTGAGTTAGAGGTTCACAAAGAATTGGTGAAGATGATTTATTTTGAAGAAGTTGGCTGTGGCAAAGTCTTTTGATTCCTGGTCGATAAAGATTTTGCCTGTGGCTATTAAATGGAGACCTAATATTGCAAGTGCAATTAGTTCTGTTTGGTCTTTAGTAAGGCCGTTTGCAAGTCTGGTAGTAGTGCTAGGCCGTGATTGATTATTTTAATTTGGTAATCATCTAGCGATAAATTTGGTTGTTTCATTGCGAGTATCTCCTTTTTATTTTCATTATACACGATTATTTAGGAGATAGGGATTTAAAAGATAAGGAGGTTTTGTGTGGAGAAGGCAATTGGTGAAGGTCATAAGATTATCGATGAAAATTTGACTCTTAGGCCTAAGGAAAGGCTGACTGTTATTAAGGAGTATATGACTCCAGAGGATATGTGCTCTTACTTTGGTTTTAAGGATAAGAGGATGTTTACGAAGTGGGAAGAAGATGGTCTTAAGACTATTAAGCTTTCTGAGAAGTCTAAGCTTTATGCTGGGGATGATGTTAGGGATTATTTGGATAATTTAAGGAGTTAAAAGGAGGATTTTATGGATTATTTAAAGGCTAGTGATATGTATAAGGCTATTAAGATTGGCGGAGAGAAGAAGCCTAGCAAGGTTTACAAGATTGTTAGTGAGGAGATGGCCAGGGGCAAGAGATCTTATGCTAAAAGCCCTAGGAGGGCTTGGTATAGGGAGAAAGAGAAAAATACGGAGGCTGGAATTTTGATTTTTATGGGTGCTGTATTTTTGCTTTTAGCTTTGGTTGGTACTAGAGAATCAGAGAGGATTTTTGGGGCTGTTTGTCTATTTATTCTACTAACCGTAGGAGTTTTGGTATGAGTATTGATTATAAGAAGGCTTTGGAGCTTTTGAAGACTGAGGAGCCTATATACTATGATGGCCATCTTAAAAGAAAGGTTACTGGAGTGGTTTGGAGACGTGATGTGGGAGCTTTGGTGCCTAGGCTTGAGGTTCTTGACGAGGAGATTCACTCTATATCCTATGTAAAACTTGATAAGGTGGATTTGGCTGAGGATGTGAGGATTGAAAATCCTGATGGGTCTGAGGTCCTTAAGGCTTGTCATAGGATGGAGGATATAATTGACCAGATTAAGACTTCGATTGCTTACGAGCGTGGGGCAGGGGCCTCTGATGGATATGTAAGGATGATGAGGGAAGCTATCAAGCTTGATGAGGCGATTTGTGATTTTGCTATAAGAGAGTCTGATAAGAAGGTTTTGGAGACTATAAAGGCTAGTCAAGATCTCACTGCTGAAGAGATTGCCAAAGAGGATGCTGCCCTTGCTAAGAGGATGGAAGAGTTCGAGGAAAAAAGTTTATAAAAAAAGATGAGCTATAAAAGCTCATCAAGGTTTTGTGTACTATCATTATACCTCTTGATTTGTTTGACTACAAGTAACAAGGCCGTATTTTTAGGGAGTTTTAAAGGGCTCCCTTGCGGGCTTGTAATTGGTATTATCTTTTGGACGGTGCACAAAGTTAGGGTGTATAATGAGAAATTTTGTAAGAGAAAAAAAGATATACTGTGGGAAAAATTATCTGGAGGTGGACCTATATTCTTTGAGTGATTTCCAGCTGGAGATTAAAAAAGGTAAGAGGTCTAAGAAAAAGTATGTGTCACTTCCTAAGCAGGAAAAGATGAATGATAAAAATTCTAGTAGAAAGTTGATTCAGATTTTAGAGACAAATTTTGGAGAGGGTGATATTTTCCTTACTACTACATATAAACCAAAATATATTCCTAAGTCCTATGATGATGCCCAAAGAGAGAGCAGAAACTACATTAGGAGGATTAGGGATAAGATGAAGGCTCTAGGTATTAAAGAAGAGCTAAAATATGTGGTTATTACATCTGTGAGAGAAGCTAAGGGAAAAGATAAGGGTGTTAGATACCACCACCATTATATTATTTCCTGTGGACTTGATAGGGATACTTTAGAAAATCTTTGGAGAAGGAAAAAGAAAAAGGGAGAAAAACTTGGTGACCCTATAGGATATGCAAATTCCAAGAGAATCCAGGAAGATATTAATACTGGGATTTTGGGTTTGGCAAACTACCTTGCCAAGCATACCTCCTACAAGAGAAAGTGGTCTTGCAGCCAAAACCTTGAGAGGCCTTTTGAGAGGACTAATGACCATAAGTATAGCCGAAAAAGACTTATACAATATGCCTTAGATCCATATGACATAGAAAGGTGGGAGAAAATTTATCCTGGATGGACTGTGGCTGATAAAGACCTGGGGATTGAAGCAAAATATAACGACTTTACAGGTTGGGCAGTCTATCTGAAGCTACGTAGAAAGATTAAGCCTAGGCTTTTGGAGTGATAGGACTTATCCACAGTATTTATAATGTTTAAATATAAATGTTTGTTTAACTTATGCACAGAGATTAAGCAAAAGCAATATTTCTAAAAGATGAGTTATGCACATCAAAGGACAGGGAAAGTCAAAGTGTATAGGCTTGGATATAAAATTGAGAGAGATTTTATATATTACGATATTTGGATTAAATGATTTTGCCTCACTTATCCATATAGAGATTTTAAGGAAAAATATTCTGTGGATAATCATTTAGGGATATTGACTGGAAAAACTTATCCACAATATAAAAAAATAGAGATTTACAATATATAAAGTTACTTATGCACATTGAGACAATATATATAAAAAATAAAAATATGATGAATAAATATAGGAGGATTTATGAGGATGTTATCTATACAAGATAAGGAAATTTTTGGGGACTTGGTTTTCATGGTTGATTCCAAATTATATGAAGTGATGACTGAGATTGCTGCGGGGAATTTTGGGGCAGGTCAAGTGACTTTAAAGATTAGTGTAAGAGGTAGAGAAGATGAGCTTGAGATACCAAGGGAAAATGGAGATTTTGAGATTAAGGATTTTATAAGGCCTAAGATTGATTATAAGGTGGAGTCGACTCTTAAGAAGACTGACTCTAGCTCTGATTATGCCCTTACAGATCATATGGCTATGGATGTTGAGGATGGCAAGCTTAGGATTTCTAAGGTTGATGATGGCCAGGTGAGTCTCTTTGACTAGGGAAGATGAATTACTCCAGGATATTATAAAGATTTTTGAGTCTTTAAGATATAAGAGGGATTTGTGGAGCCTGTATTCTGATTTTTTAGAGATGATGGCTATTGCAATTTCAAATTCTGCTGAGAGATATTTCTTGCCAAAAAGCTTTGAGAAAAGGGAGCAGAGGTACTTATCCCTTGCCAAGACTTATGACAAAGAGGACCTTGCGAAGATGTCGGAGGCTTTTAATCTTTTTGTTAGGCTCCAGGACTATAATGTGAAGTACAAAAAGGCTAAGGACATCCTGGGTGGGCTTTTGATGAAGCTAGGACTGGGTGATAAGTGGGGCGGTCAATTTTTTACCCCAGACCATGTGGCTAATCTTATGGCTAAGATGGCTTACAATGTTGAAGACTTTAAGGCTGAAATTAATAAAAAAGGTTTTGTCTATGCGTCTGATCCTGCTGTTGGTGGTGGGGTGACTATGATTGGCCTTGTTAATGCTATGATTGATTATGGCTTTAATCCTCAAAGAAACCTTTTAATTGAGTGCGGAGACCTTGATAAGAGGGCTTGCTTTATGACTTATATCCAGCTTGCTACTCTTGGGATTCCTGGAATTGTTAAAAATCAGGATGCCATTACTGGTCAACTTTTTGATGTATGGTTTACACCTGCTTTTTATATAGGGGGTTGGCAGTTTAGGCTTAAGGATTTTAAGGATAAGGAAAAAGGAGAAAGTCATGCGAAAAGTAAAGAAATTGTTGAGAAAAGGGAAGAATTTATTGATAAAAAGACAGAGAGACCTCAAGAAGAGGAAGAGATTATTGATTAAGAAGTTTAGGGTCAAGGTTTTTCTTGGTGGGTCTAAGACTGTGGAGGTGGATGCCTATGATAAGGACCATGCTAGGATTAAGGCTTTGAGGACTATTAGGCTTAAGCCTGATGGTGGTCATAAGTTTCTTTGCCAGGTTGATGAGATTAAAGGAGTAAATTATGAGGAATGATGAACTTACTAGGACAGGATTAAAGGAATTAATTGAAGAGATTAATAGCATTAAAAATTTAAGCAAAGACATATTGACTAGGGGTAGGTTAAGGAGCTTAAGTTCTAGGCTATGTAGGGAATTAGATTGTTTGCCTTTTAGTGATAATTTAGATTATAGGACTGTGAAGTTTGCTTGCCATTGGGCGGTGACTCTTTTGCCTGATTATTTAAAGACTTTTAAAAGAGATATTGAGGCTTGCGAAGATGAAGAGATTAAGAAGATGCTTGAGAAAGCAATGAAGGAGTGCTCTGATCAGTATGAAAAGATTTTGGCTTTGGATGATGAAGTTAATGGATAAGGAGTAATAGATGAGTCTTAAAGAGATTTTCATGCTTGTTTTAGTTATTTGTTCTTTTGGTACTTTAATTATTTTGTTTGTTTATTCTATTTTTAGATTATTTTCTGATTAGTAGATTTTTTGGAGGATTTTATGAAAGTTTTTTTATATGGGATGAAGAAGAGGGCTAGAGATTGTAAAAATTATTTTTTGCAGGGTTATATCAGAGATTTATATTTGGAGGAGATGACTTGCGATTTGAGGGATGAGTATTTTAATGTCCTTGCTTATGATAGGGAGCTTCCTGTTGAGATTATAAATTTGTATGATTATGAATTTATTGCTAAGAGATCTATGGATATTAGCAATGAGCACGTTAACTAATAACTGATTGTTAATTTAGAGAAAAATAAGGAGTTTTAAAATGAAAATTGTTAAGGTTGTTTTTAAGAATGGTACTAAAGAAAAATTTGAAGTTGATGATTATTTTATTGCTGATAATGATATTTGTCTTTATTTGCAAAAAAACCACCGTACTGCGGGGATGATTAATCTCTGCGAGGTTAGGTATTTTGATGTGGTTGATAAGGAGGATGATTAATGGTTAGGATTAAAAGAAATTCTGCTTTTGCTGCTTTGAAGTATAAGTGTGATTATGAGTTGACTAAAAAAGAGGGGGACCAGGGCTGGGATATAAGGTCTATTGAAGGGACTCTGATTAAGCCTGGCGAGAGGACTCTGATTGCTACTAGTTTGTTTTTGGAGTTGCCTGAGGGCCTTTATGGTGATGTGAGGCCTAGGTCTGGGTTGTCTTTTAGGGGGATTGATGTTTGTTTAGCTCTTGTTGATTCTTCTTATAGGGGAGAGAAAGGTTTCGGGTCTAGTGGGATATGAAAAATGTATTATGCTTTAATTATTTAGACCATAAGACTGAGGAGCCTCATAATTTTCCTGGTGGTAGGGATAATTATATTTATATTATTTTTGAGTTGATGTCAGATTATATAGATAATCCAGATAAAAAAGTATATATGCCTTATGATGGATTTATGAGGCCTTTAGATAAGTTTAGTAGCTGGGATAAGAATTTTAGAAAAAAGGTTATTAGACATTGCGAAGAAAGGTTATCAGGAATATCCGGCGAGATTTGGATAGATGATGTCAGGATTAAGTGATGATACATGTAGTATATAAGTTCGACAAAGAGACTAAAGAGTGGATAGAAGTCAGGATATTTAGCAAGCTTAAATGCGCTAGAGAATATATAGGGGCTGCTTCTAAAGATACTGACGACATGTACTGCATAGAGTCAAAAGAATCAGTAAGGAGCGAATGTGCAAGAGCTTTATGAGAGAATGATAAAAGACCTGCTTAAGAAATATGTATACGCTAGGGACTTTATAGATAGGGCTGAGTGGCAGATAGAAGAGCTTGAGACAAAGAAAGAAAGTAGGCAGGTGGCCAGGTATGGTCTTGATACACCTGGTGGATCTAGTGAAGGACCAGACGATAAAATTATAAACATCAACGCTAAGATAAGTATGCTTAAAAAGAACATCAAGACCAATCAAGAAATTGTAGATGAGGTTCACTTTGGTCTAGAAGGTTTATCAAGCGTCGAGAGCGATATAACTATAAGCATATATGGATATAGGCAAAGGTGGAGTAAGCTTGACGAGCTTAAGGAGAAATATAATTATTCTAGGTCTAGCTTGTATGAGATTGCTAATGCCAGTCTGGAGCATATGGCCAGACGTATTTTTGGTGATGCTTGATTCTGGATTATTTCCGGACTATTTTCCTTTTAATATGCGATATAATAATAGTGTGAAAGTGCAACCAAGTTTGATATGAGGCGGTTTTAGTACCGTCTTATGTCGCTTGTTTTTTTATTTCTCTCTTTGAGTTAAGCTGCCATAGTCATCTGATCTCCTTATTTATTATAGATTCAAGCAGCAACAATAATGACAAGTTCTTTCATATGTACTCGGGTATATGGCAGCTTAACTGAGAGTGAGAAAGGGAAATGTAATGGCAAAGGTAAGACTAGATAGGCAAGGAAGCCACAGAGTAAACTTTGAAAGAAACAAAAAGATTATATTAAAGACGCAGAATATTTGTGGTATATGTGGTAGGCCAGTTGACATGAGTCTTAAGTATCCAGATCCACTTGCCCCTTGTATAGACCACATCATTCCTGTAGCCAAGGGAGGACATCCAAGTGATATAGAAAACCTGCAGCTTGCCCACTGGACTTGCAACAGACAAAAGTCTGACAAGCTTTTTAAAAATAAAGAAGCAATGGAGCCAAAGGTTATAGGCAATAGGAACTTGCCATGGTCAATGGACTGGACTAGCTATGAACCAGACTAGGGGGGTAGGTCCCCCGGTGAGGATACGAGCGATGTTCCGCCGTCTACTGTACATTTTTTCTCGTGAGAATCTTATTTTTTGGCAAGAATGGAGGAATTTTGAAAGGATATTATGGAATATGGACTAGATTATTTGCGTGGGAAACTTGATAAGCACGCTTTAAGAGTTAATTTGAGATATAAACAATATGATGAAAAATACCAAGATAGGGATATAGAAATAGTTATACCCAAGGAAATAAAGGATAAGTATAGGGCTGTTATGGGTTGGTCTACTAAGTCTGTGGATGCTCTTGCTGATAGATTAGTTTTTAAGGGATTTGCTAATGATATTTTTAATTTAGAGGAAATATTTAATCTAAATAATCCTGATATATTTTTTGATTCTGCAATCTTATCTGCTTTAATTGGTTCTTGCTGCTTTATCTATATAAGCAAGTCAGAAACAGGTGAGGCAAGGCTACAGATTATAGAAGCTAACAATGCTACTGGAATTATAGATCCCATTACAGGACTTTTGACAGAAGGTTATGCGGTCTTAGACCGAGATAAATATAACAATCCAAATTCTGAGGTTTACTTTACTCCTTACTTCACTGATTACTACATGGATGGTAAGTTTGCTTATAGGATTGATAATCCTACTGGTAGAGTACTTTTAGTACCTATTATGTATAGGCCAGATGCTAAAAGGCCTTTTGGTAGGTCTAGGATATCAAGGTCAGCAATGTACTATCAAGCATACGCTAAAAGAACCTTAGAAAGAGCGGATATTTCTGCAGAGTTTTATTCATTTCCACAAAAATATATGATTGGTACTTCGCAAGATGCAGAGCCTATGGATAAATTTAAAGCTACTATTGCAAGTATCTTGGAAATTACCAAGGATGAAGATGGAGATGTACCAAAACTGGGGCAGTTCCAGCAACAATCCATGGCTCCATTTACAGAACAATTAAAGACTTTAGCATCTGTTTTTGCAGGTGAAACTGGTCTTACCTTAGATGACTTAGGATTTGCAACTGACAATCCATCTTCGGCCGAAGCTATAAAGGCAAGTCATGAGACCTTAAGGACAACGGCAAGAAAGGCTCAAAGGTGTTTTGGGTCTGGATTTCTAAATGTAGGTTATGTGGCAAGGTGTCTTGAAGATGATTACCCTTATCTTAGAAATGAATTCTACAAGACAAAGGCTACATGGTATCCAGTATTTGAACCGGATGTGGCAGCCCTATCTGGTATAGGAGATGCTGCAATCAAAGTTAACCAAGCAGTTCCAGATTACTTTAATAAAAATAACTTATCAGATTTAACGGGAATAGACCATGACTAAGGATATAGTACCTGGATTACTTGAAGATATTAATAAGTCTTTGGATAGAAAGACAGAAGAGTCATTAGTTATAAAGGAAAAGGTGTTAAAACTTAAAAATAAAAAAGCAGATCATATTGATTCAAATGAATTTGCGCAAGAAATTGGAGAGATTCTATCTAATTCTTTCAGAGAAAATATTACTGAAGATAGACTCCCAGATGGGAAAATATATTACAACATTGCTGATAGAGTCATTAATCCTAATTTAAAAAATAACTACGAAATAATTAATGCTTATGCTAAAGATGTTCAAGATATTCTTAATAAAAAAGCTAATATAGGCCTAGGTGCTGTTGATGCCCAATTCAATCAAAATAGGGCGGATGGTATTATAGAAAGTGTACTAAAAAAAGATGATTATTCTACCATGATTAAAGACCTATGCTCATCTGTTGAAAACTTTTCTAGAGCAATTGTAGATGATTTTATTGAAAAAAATGCAGAATTTCATAGTAAGGCTGGTTTAAAACCTACAATTGAAAGAAGAATGCATGGTGGTGCTTGTCCTTTCTGTAAACCTTTAGCTGGAACTTATGATTATGAAGAAGCCAAAAGGTTGGCGCAAAGTGATCCTCAAAGAAATCCATTTTCAAGGCACAGATATTGCAAGTGTACTGTAGTATATAATCCTAGGAATGGTAAAAATAAAGAGATAGTTCATTCAGCAGAAAAGCATAAGGCATTAGATGAAAAACGTAATAGAATTGATTTGGCAAATAAAATTGTTGATAACAAATTAAGTAATATTGCTAGAGCTAAGGCCTTAGAACTAGGTTATAATCCATTACCAGATAATAAAGTAGTTAATACACTGAGAAAAGATTCTGAGAAATGGATGCTGACTTTAAGTGATGATGAGATAAATGATATAAGCAAATATACTTTTAATGGAGTAGATAATGATGGCAAGAGATTATATTATAAGATAAATGGGTATGTAGAAGGTTATTATAATCCTAATAATGAAAAAGAAGAAGAAACAATCAAAAGAATTTATAAAAATATCCATTCGGGAATATTGAAAAATGAACATAATAAAGATATAATTGTTTATAGGAAAGATGAAAATCCACTTAATTTGGAAGGGATATCCAATAAATTCATAAGTAGCTCTGTAACAAAAAAAGGTGCATTTGAAGGCAATCCAAATGTTGCGATTATAGTACCCAAGGGAAGTAATGGAGCTTATGTTGAAAATTTGAGTAAATATCCTAAACAAAGAGAATTTTTACTTAATTCAGGTACACGTTTAGAAAGAATATATAGTGAGAAAGATAATTATATTTATAAGGTGGTGATAGACAATGAATGAAGAGTTAACAGATAAAGAAATAAAGAAAGAATTTCAAAAAAAGATGAATTGTGAATCACGTAAGGCTAGAACTAACGAAGAGAAACAAAAATCAAAGCAAAGAATGAATCAATTAAGAAAAGAAATGAATATTAACAATAATTAAGCACAGCTAAACTTACAGGTGTAGGGTTTAAGAGGTGCTTTTTTAGTTGATATTTTTAATTATTTTGGAGTATTTATATTTTGACCTTGACTGATTGAATGATTGAATGTATAATTTTAATCAGGAGGTCGATATGAAAACAATAACGGTAAGGCTTGATGATGAATTGCATAAAAAATTTAAAATATATGCATTAGAAAATAATAAGAGTATGCAAGAAATCATTGAAGAATATATAAAAAAAATTATTAAAGAAAAAAACAAATAAAAAAGAACGATGGTTATAAGTTTAGAGACTCAACCATCGTTGCAGAGAAACGTTGTTTATAAAAATAAATACAATGTTTCCTTACCAACATTGTACTATAAATAGCGGTTTCTTTCAATATGAAAGGACTTAAAATGAACAGTTTAGTACAAGTAAATAACAATAAAAAGTATGGATTAGTCACAACAAGTAGAATGGTAGCTGATGGATTAGAAAAAAGACATGATCATGTTTTAAGGGATTTGGATAAGATTTTAGAAAACCCAAATATGGGGTCTCTGATTATTCCAACAACCTACAAGGTAAAAGGCCAAAAAAGAGAATATAAGGAATATCTTCTAACTAAAGACGGATTTACCTTATATATGTTTAATATCCAGGGATATAATGACTTTAAAATGGCATATATAAATGAGTTTAATCGTATGGAGCAAATTCTAAATATTGAGAAGTTGAAAATTGAACCTTATAGGATTGAGAAAAAGACTTATAAGCGTGATCCAGTCATGGTTGTCAAGGATATTGTTTATTTAACAGGCAATGATAGGTCAACCATTAATACGTATATAAAAGATAATAACCTAGGAACTTTACTTGAAGGAGTTAGTCTTGACAAATTCAAATATGAAAATAGTAATTACTTAGGAGTTACAAAATCACTTAATATCCTATATAGAGATGATGTTATTGATATATTAACTTACTTCTATAAATATAAGGATAATAAAGAAATTGTAGATAAATATTATGATATACTTACAGATGCATCCGAAGTAAGAAATTTTGAGGTTTTTACTAAATTAGTTTTTTTAGGAATGTTGAAAAATGCAATAGGTATGTATAGTTTGAATGATAAAATGAGAAAAGAATTTAATTATATTATATCAAAGGAATATATAAAATTAGGATTTGCAGATAATACTATGGATAACTTTGATATGCACACAAAGGAAGGATTAGAACTTCTGGCAAAAATGGGAAGATGGACTACGAATATAAAAAGAATGTAAAAATTGGGCACACTAGCTATATGCTAGATGTGCTTTTTTTATACAAAGAAAGGAGGAATTATGGCTAGGGATGATTATGATGTTTTAGTTTTTAAGATATTAACGTACTTTTATGGAGTATTAAAAAGAAAGATTGCATATACTGATGCTTCTTTCAAATCAGCTATTAAGTTTAATGATATATCTGAAGAATACCTTAATGATGTTATATATATGATGCAGGAAGATGGATATATCAGTGGAATGGCTTTTGAGAAGGCTTGGGGCAACAATAGGATTGCCTTAGGTGAATTTTCAGATATTAGAATATCTTCCAAAGGGATAGATTATATACTAAATAATAGCTCTATGAAAAAGATAAAAGAGTATTTATTGGAACATCCTGAATTAATAACAACATTGATAACAAAAATATTTATTTAAATGATCGACCTGAGTAAGTCGTAAAACTGCTATTTTTTATTGGAAGGAGTCATGATGGTTCGATATGGTTGTCAGACTCCCAGCCAGTCGGTAATACTTGATTATGAAAAGACTCTTGGCCAAGAGGCCATAGATATCTATAAGAAGACAGGTTTAAGTCCTTATCCATGGCAAGAAAAGCTTGTTAAAGATTTCTTTGCGGTTAATGATGATGGATTGTGGACTCACTCCAAATTTGGTTATGCAATACCAAGAAGGAATGGTAAGACTGAGGCTATCTATATGGCGGAGCTGCGGTTTTTGATGGATGGTAAAAATATCATCCATACCGCTCATAGAATTTTTACGTCACACTCATCTTTTAAGAAACTTAAAAAGTATCTTGAAAAGATGGGCATGGTTGATAAGGTTGATTTCAAATCAATTAAGGCCAAAGGCCAAGAAATGATTGAGCTCATAGAAACAGGCGGTGTTATCCAATATAGGACTAGAACTGAGACTGGAGGTCTTGGTGAAGGTTTTGACTTGCTTGTAATAGATGAGGCCCAGGAATACACAGAGGGTCAAGAGTCGGCCCTTAAATATACTGTTACAGACTCTGATAACCCTATGATTCTCATGTGCGGTACTCCACCTACACTAGTATCAGGTGGTACTGTTTTTACTAAGTATAGGGACCTTATCCTAAGTGGTGGGAAAAAGCACAATGGCTGGGCAGAATGGTCTGTAAGTGAGATGACTAATCCTCATTATGTAGATGCTTGGTATAAAACTAATCCATCTATGGGATATAAGCTGAGAGAAAGGGCCATAGAAGAAGAAATTGGTCCAGATGAGATCGACTTTAATATCCAAAGGCTGGGATATTGGGTAAGGTACAATCAAAAGTCAGCTATATCAAAATTAGAGTGGGATAAGCTTAAATTAAAGAGATTACCTACCTTGGTTGGAAAACTCCATGTTGGAATTAAATACGGCAATGATGGTAGGAATGTAGCCTTATCCATAGCTGTTAGGACCCTATCCAATAGGATATTTATAGAATCTATTGACTGCCAGTCAATAAGGACTGGTAATGACTGGATTGTAGATTTCTTAAAGAAAACAAGACCTGCAAGTGTAGTTATAGACGGAGCTAGTAGGCAAGATATACTAGAAGAGCAGCTAAGGAAGGCTGGTATAAGACAAGTGACTTTACCGACTGTAAAAGAGATTATAAAGGCCAATTCCCTATGGGAGCAGGCTATTTATGATAAGAGTCTTTGCCACCTAGACCAACCATCACTCAGCCAGGTTGCAACCAACTGTGAGAAAAGAAACATAGGTTCAGCTGGTGGTTTTGGTTACAGGGCTCAGTTTGAGGATATGGATATAATTTTGATGGACTCATGTCTTTTGGCACACTGGTCTTGTATAGAAATCAAAGAAAAGAACAAACAAAAAATTAGTTATTAGGAAACAGCTTAGGCTGCTTTTTTAATATAAAATTACCGGACACGGGCAAATGGGAGGAAAAATGAGCGATTTTAAAGTAATAGAAAGTCAAGAAGAATTAGACAAGATACTCAAAGATAGGCTAGAGAGAGCAGAGAAAAAAGCAAGAGAAGAAATGCAAGGCCTAATTGATAGCCTAAAATCTGAGAATGCTGGTCTAAAAGAGGAAAACACCAATTATCAAAAGCAATTAGAGGGAGTAAAGGAAAAAGATGTTACTATTTCAACCTTAGAAGGTGAGATTGAATCTTATAAGATGGCTGAACTTAGACGTAAGGTGGCCATAGAAAATAGTATTCCTTATACCTTAGCTGATAGGATTATTGGTGATGATGAAGAGAGTATGGCAGAGGATGCCAAGAGATTGGCAGAATTTGTTGGCAAAAAAGATTATGTGCCACCTCTTAAGACTTATGAGGATAAGGACTCAGATAGTACCCAGGGAGCATATAAGACTTTATTAAGTGATTTAAAAACAAAAGGAGAATAATATGGCAGCATTAAGTAAAGGAACACTATTTCCAGAACATTTAGTTAATGATCTAATTTCAAAAGTACAAGGTAAATCATCTTTGGCAAAATTATCTAATCAAATTCCAGTACCTTTTAATGGTCTTAAGGAATTTGTTTTTTCTATGGATTCTGAAATTGACATAGTAGCAGAAAATGGAGAAAAAAGCGAAGGTGGAATAAGCATGGTACCTGTTAAGGTAGTTCCACTTAAGGTTGAATATGGTGCAAGAGTTTCAGATGAATTTCTTTATGCATCTGAGGAAGAACAAGTAAAAATTCTTCAATCTTTCAATGATGGATATGCTAAAAAGCTTGCAAAAGGCTTTGACCTTATGGCTTTCCATGGTATAAATCCAAGAACAAAGGCGGCATCTAGCATAATAGGTGATAACTGCTTTGATAAGAAAGTTACCCAAAACGTAACCTTTGATGGTACTAAGCCTGACATTGCAATAGAGACTGCAGTTGACCTTGTAGAAGGCTCTGAGGGAGATGTAACAGGTCTTGCTATTGATACTACCTTTAGGTCAGCTCTAGCTAAAGAGACTGTAGACGGTGAAGGAAAAGGTGTAAGACTATACCCAGAATTAAGATGGGGTGGCAATCCAGGAAGCCTAAACGGAGTCAACCTTGATGTTAATAGGACTGTAGCTAATGGTGGCAATACTAAGGCTTATCTTGGTGACTTCGGTATGTTTAAGTGGGGTTATGCTAAACAGATTCCATTAGAAGTTATTGAATATGGTGATCCAGATAACTCTGGCAAGGACCTTAAGGGATATAACCAAGTATATCTAAGGGCAGAAACCTATATAGGTTGGGGAATCCTAAGTCCTGAGCACTTTGCAATAATAAAAGGGGCCTAAGAGTGACAAAATATTATAATACAAAGACTAGGGCTATCATTGATAGCCCTCTAGTTATTTCTGGTGAGAACTGGATTAAATATGAGGATAAGGACCAAGTAGAAGAAACAGAGATAGAAGCTGTAGAAGATGAAATAGTAGAAGAAGCAGAGGAAGAAAAAGAAATTGAAAAGCCTGCTGCTGATAAGAAAATAACCAAGGCTAAAATAGAAAATGAACTAGAGGCCCTTGGTGTTGAATATGATAAGAAAGCAACTAAGGATGAGTTATATGCCTTATTAATGGAGCAGTAATGACAAACTATGTAAGTATGGATGATGTTATAAGCCTATGGAGGCCACTTAAGAGAGATGAAATAACCAGGGTAGATTACCTTATACCAGTTGTAGAAGACAATCTCAGGCTTGAGGCTAGAAAGGCCGGCAAGGACTTAGATATACTTGCTCAGGATGAAACATATAGGTCTGTGCTTAAGTCAGTTATTGTTGATGTTGTCGCTAGGACTTTGATGACTTCCACAGATAGTGAACCTATGACGCAGTTTTCGGAGTCTGCTTTGGGTTACTCTTATTCTGGTAACTTTTTAGTGCCTGGTGGGGGTCTTTTTATTAAGAAAAGCGAACTAAATAAGCTTGGTCTTAGAAAGCAAAAGATTGGAGTGAGAGAGATTTATGGGCAAGATTAAAGGTATTAGAATCAAACTCATAGAAAAGATAGAGACAGGCCTTGATGAGATAGGAAGTCCTATTTATAAGGAAAATTCAGTATTAGTGGATAATGTCTTGGTCGCTCCGGTATCTAGTGATGATGTCATATCTTCTACTAATTTATATGGCAAAAAGGCTGTATATGTACTTGGCATACCAAAGGGTGATAGGCACAATTGGGAAGGCCAAGAAGTAGAATTTTTTGGCCAAAGGTGGAATACTTTTGGCAAGGCTACCCAAGGTATTGATGACCTAATCCCCCTAGAATGGAATAAGAAAGTATGGGTGGAAGCCTATGAGTAAGTTTAAATTCAAATTAGATAGGAAGGGAGTTTCAGACCTATTAAAAGGCCAAGAAATGGTTGATGTTCTAGATTCTTATGGCAAAGAGATCCAGTCAAAGGCTGGCCCTGGATATGAGAGTGATACTTATGTAGGTAAGACTAGGGCCAATGCCAGTGTTAAGGTTGGAGATCGTAGGTCATACAGGGATAACCTAAAAAATAATACACTTTTGAAGTTGATAAAATGATAGAAATAAAAATAAGAAAATATTTGGAAGATAAGCTAAAAGTCCCAGTCTATATGGAGCATAGAGATAAGGAAAAAGGCACTTATATCATAATGGAAAAGCTTGGAGGGACAATGAGAGATCAGATATATAGGTCTTCATATGCATTTCAGTCTTATGGTGATAGGATGTTAGATGCCCTTAAGCTAAATGATAGGCTAGTTCAAGCTATGCTTAATTATCCAAATTGCGGAGCAAGTAAGCTTGATTCTAATTATAATTTTACTGATACAAGTACAAAGAAGTATAGGTATCAAGCGGTATTTGATATAGTTTTTTAAGGAGAGATTATGAGCAATACAAATAATGTTACTTATGGTAAACCTATGGTAGGTGGGGCAATGTTTGTTGGCCCACTAGCTAGTACATTGCCAAAGGATGCAAAAACAAAACTAGATAAAGCATTAAAAAATCTAGGTTATATATCTGAAGATGGGGTGACAAATGCTAATAGTCCTGATTCAGATAAGATAAAGGCCTGGGGTGGAGATACTGTCCTAGTAGTTTCTACAGAAAAGCCAGACACTTTTAGTTGTAAACTTATAGAGTCAATCAATGTGGATGTCTTAAAAACTGTTTACGGTGAAGAAAATGTCACTGGAGATTTAAAAACTGGTATAACTGTTAAGGCAAATGCCAAGATGGCTGAAGGCAAGGCCTATGTAATTGATATGATTCTTAAGAATAAGATATTAAAGAGAATTGTTATACCTAATGGAGTAGTAAGCGAAGTTGAAGACATAGAATACAAGGATGATGATGCTGTAGGCTATGGAATCACCATAGAAGCCCTACCAGATGAAGATGGCAACAATCACTATGAGTACATCTACCAAGGAGGGGCTGAAGTAGCACAATGACAAAGAAAGATTATATAGAAGGTAAAACCAAGGCTGGCTTTGCCTTTAAGATAAAATATAACAACTTAAACAATATGGAGCTTTTAGATGTCTTTGCTGAAGTTGATGAAAATCCTTTGGCAGTTGCTAAGGCTATAAAACTGCTCTTAGGTAAAGAAGGGAAAAAAGCCTTATATGATTTTGTAAGGCTAGAAGATGGGACTGTGCCAGCAGACCTGGTTACAGAGAACCTAATGGAAATATTTTCTAGTATTAAAGAAATAAAAAACTAAGAGTCCTTGCCAGGATGAAAAAGCTTGACGAAGACCTACTGATTTGCGATATGGCAGAAACTTATGGTGTGCTCGACTATAGGGTTCTGCCTTTAACTTTAGCAGCAAGTCTTGCCTATGGTCTAAGATCTAATTCCAGGATAAAAAAGAAAATGGCTGGAATCAATTACGATATGAACCAAATGATGATGGCAGGTATGCTTGATAGGCTAAGTCTTTTGGTATATGCCAAGACTAAAGATGGTCAAAAGGGCAGGAATCATCCAAAGATGTTAGTCGAGCAGTTAACAGGACATGACGGTAAGGAGAAAGTATCGGGCTTTAAGTCTGGTGAGGACTTTATGAAAATGAGAGCAAAAATCCTTGGAGGTAAAGATGGCTAATAGTGAATTAGGAAAAGCCTATGTGCAGATAATACCATCTGCCAAGGGTATATCAGGAATGATAAGAAAAGAGCTAGGGGCAGAGGTAGCTACTTCTGGCGCTAGTCTTGGAAAAGGGCTAGGCAGCAAAATTGCTTCCTTAGCTATGAAGACATTAGCTGTTGCAGGTGTAGGCAAGACTATAATGTCAAGTATTACCCAGGGTGGGGAGTTAGAACAATCCCTGGGCGGGGTAGAAACACTTTTCAAAGATTCTGCTGATAAGGTCAAGGCCTATGCCAAAGAAGCCTATGAGACTACAGGTGTATCTGCAAATGAGTACATGAAAAATGTTACAAGTTTTGCAGCAGCCCTTGTAAGCTCCCTTGGTGGAGATACTGACAAAGCATCTAAAATAGCAAATCAAGCCATGATAGATATGGGTGATAATGCTAACAAGATGGGCACTAATATGCAGGATATACAAAATGCATATCAGGGTTTCGCAAAGCAAAACTATACCATGCTAGATAACCTTAAGTTAGGTTATGGTGGTACGAAAAAAGAGATGGAGCGACTCTTAGAAGATGCTCAAAAGATTTCAGGCATTGAATATAACATTGATAATCTAGGGGATGTATATGAGGCAATCCACGTTATTCAAAAAGAATTAGGTATAACAGGTACAACAGCTAAAGAAGCAAGTGAGACTTTGCAAGGTTCTTTTTCTGCTATGAAGGCTAGTTTTGTAGATGTACTGGGCAATCTTGCCTTGGGAGAAAATATAAAACCTAGTCTAAATAATCTAGCTGAAACTACAGAAACCTTTTTAGTAGGAAACTTTATCCCTATGCTTGCAAGAGTATTAAAAGGAATACCTGTAGTTATTGAAAATGGAATAAAAGGGCTTGGACCAATATTGATTAATGCTGGTAAAGAAATAATGAATCAGTTTGGCTTATCGATAGGAAATAATACGTCTATTGTTGAAGCTTTTTCAAATTTGAAAAACAATATAAGTCCTGCAATTGAATCAATTAAAACTATTATTATGAAAATACCAGAATTTTTTATGTTGGCAGGTCAGTCTATTGCTCCAATAATAGATACTATTGTAGTTGCAATCGGGAGGCTCAAATTTGATGGTATCAAAGAATTCATTGATGCCTTGTTGCCAGCTATAAGTTCAGGTTTTGAAAAAATTATACAGATTGTAAAACCAGCAATTGATGGTGTAGTTGAATCGTTTGTAAATCTATGGAATAAAGCTCAACCCTTATTATCTTTAATTTCTGAGGCTCTAACTCCTGCGTTTGATGTTTTAGGGTCTTTTTTAGGTGGGGTATTTAAAGGGGCTCTTATGGCTATTGAAGGATTATTTGATGGCTTATCTGTAGTAATAGATTTCTTAAGTCCATTAATTGAGGTGCTTATTAATGCTTTTAAGAAACTTGAGCCTGCTATAAGTAAAGTTGCTGAATGGATAGGAACTGTAATAGGCTTGTTTGGAGGCATGGGATCTGCTGGAAATGGATTAAGTGAAATGATCAAGACAGCATGGTCTAATATAAAATCAGTTATAAGTGCTGCAGGAAATATAATTAAAACTGTTATAGAGGGGATAAAGTCTGTTTTTAGTGGCTTAGGAGTTGCAGGAAATGCATTGAAAACTGCCTTATCATTAGTCTGGAATGGTATTAAAGGAATAATATCCGGATCAAGTCAAAGTATAAAGACCATCATTGAAAATATAAAAAGATTTTTTACAGGACTTAGCGAAGCAGGAAATAAGCTTAAAGGACTATTATCATCAGCATGGGGAAGCATATCAAATTCAATTAAAACTAGCAAAGATGCAATAAAAATTATAATTGATTCTATAAAGAGATTCTTCTCTGGTCTTAGTCAAAAAGCAGACAGTCTTTTTAAGGCTATAAGTAGTGCGTGGAAATCTATAACTACAGCAATTGAAACAGCTGCAGGCAAAGTATCAACCCTTATTGATGGAATAAAAAAAGTATTCGATTCATTGTTCCATGTCGATTTATTTGGAGCTGGATCTGCTATCATGGATGGGTTCTTAAATGGTTTAAAATCTATGTGGACCAGTGTTACAAGTTTCATTAGTGGCATTGCTGAATGGATAGCCCAACACAAAGGTCCAATATCTTACGATAGGAAGCTTTTAATCCCTGCTGGTCTTGCTATTATGGAAGGCCTTGATGAAGGTCTTAGGGATAGTTTTAAAGATGTGAAAGATACAATATTTGATATAAATTCTGAGATTGAAGATGAACTGGGTAATGTTGACCCTCATCCAGATTTTAATATTGATGATTATGATTTTAATTATCCTAATGATGGTAGTGGTTTTACTAATAATGAACCAGGAAGTGCAGGACCTATACCAGCAACTATTAACCTTGTTATAGCAGGCAGGGCCTTTAAGGGCTTTGTAGATGACATTACTAAGCTACAAGACGCAGAAATTAATCTTGACTTACAATACTAGGAGGAAAGATGGAATATATATTAAATTTTAGCAAGTGCTGTCTTTCCTTCAATGGGAGGAATCTAGACAGGATAATAGACGGCTATAGCACTATAAATGTTGAGGGTAGGCAGATGTTTAGTCCAAGTCTTTCTTACCAAAGAGTAAGGGGTAGGGATGGTGATATTTTGATAGAAGACTCCTACCCTTCAAGGGAGATAAAAGTTCATTATTTGATAAAGGCAGAAAATAATCAATGGTTTTTAAAGAAGATGAAACTTTTGACCATGTATCTGCAGAGCAAGGAAGATGTAGAGTTTTCTTTTGCAGATGAACAAGGGGTTAGGTTTGGAAGGCTTTCTTCCTTTGATGACCCACCTTTTGATTCTAATGTAGGAATAGGTAAATTTACTATACATTGCTCTGATCCTTATCTTTATAGCAAGATAAGAAGTGATACAAATCAGATAAGGGACTTGGTCTATGATTATTACCCAATAAGGCCAGAATCAATAGAGATGACTCTTACAAGTTCGGCTAACAAGCTAGTTCTTAAAAATATTACTAGGGGCCTTAGGATAGTCCTTAATACTGATTTTAAGGCTGGAGATAAGGTAACTTTTAAAGACTGGAAAGTCTATAAAAATAAAGAGAATATCCTATCTATGCTTGATTATGTAGAAAGTGATTACTTTGACTTTGATATCTATGCTAGGGATAAGATAAGCTGCAACCTAGCCAATAATGTGATAATTAATTTCAGGGAGAGGGTCCTATGAGCGGTATATATTTATTTGATAGAAATCAAAAATTAATAGATACAATCGAAGAAAAAAGACTTATAGATCCTTACCAAGAATTAGAATTAAATGCTCTGATTAGGGCAGAGTTTACTTGTAAGTATGACAAAGAGATTGAAAAAGCTTTTTACTTTGGCTTTAAAGATGATGATACTTTCTACTTGCATAAAGTAAGAAATATCATAAAGAAAGATGGATTTCTAACAGACCAAGGGGTCCATATTATGTTTGATGAGCTTAAAGGCAAGGTAGTTAGAGATTTAAGGCCACAAAATAAGACTCCAGGTTATGCTTTAGGCAAGGCCTTGGAAGGTACTGGCTGGACCTGTGTTTCACACGTTGACAATCCTGCTTCTACTAACTTCTACTATATTTCAGCCCTAGATGCCTTATATAAGGTATGTAATGTATGGAATTTAAAATTTAAGCCTGTAATTAAGTTTATAGATGGGAAAATATCGGCTAAAGAGATCCACCTTTATCCAAGCTTAGGCAATGATTTAGGTAGGGTCTTTTCTTATGGAAATAACCTGGTATCAGTCCTTGCAGAAACTAATAAAGATGACCTTTACACCGCCTTTATAGGTAGGGGTAAGGGTGAAGAAGTAGTTGATGAAAAAGGTCAATCCACCGGTGGTTATGGTAGAAAAATTAAGTTTACTGATATAGACTTTGTTGCAGAAAAAGATGGAGTAAAGGTCCACAGTCCTAAAGGTTTTGACTATATAGAGATAGAAGAAGCCACAAAGTTATATGGATATCCAGATGGAACTCCAAGGATTACTACTATAGATTTTGATGATATAGAAGACAAAGAAGAACTTGCCAAGGCAACATTTGACTATGCCCTAGAAAATTCTAGACCAAAAGTCCAGCTAAGGTCAAGTGGCCTAGAGATTGAGCAAGTCGGTCTTGGAGAGATTGTCACAATAATTGCTGATATGGATATACGCTTTAAGACTAGGGTTTTTAAAATTAAGAAAAATATCTTATCTAAATCTGTGGTTAGCTTTGAATTTGGTGATAAGATTATAAAAACTACTGCGGATAGATTAAAATCTGCCCAGGTTGAAAAAAATAACGAGTCAGTAAAACAACTTGATTACATGGAGCAAGTTTTAAGAGCTATAGAATCTACTTATTATAATGAAGACGGATATCAATATGACCTAAAGGCAGATAATGAATATAACTTGCCGGCTGGCATCTATTCTTTTGATAGACCAATAGATAATAATCCTACCAAGGTTATATATCTAGGTGCTGGTAAGCTTATGATAGCAGACAGCAAAAAAGAAGATGGATCCTGGAAGTTTACTACTGCTATAGATGGTCAATCTGTAAATGCGGATACTATAAGGACAGGAATCCTAGAAGGTGGGAGGGTCTTCTGGAACCTTAATGACGGGACCTTTAGGATAGGAGAGAGTCAAGAAAAGTTTTCTATGCTATGGGACGGGGAAACTTTAAGACTTAGAAATGTAGATATCGATCTATCTAATAACAGTCAGATTGCTAATATTGAAAATAATATTACCAACCAAGGTAAAAGTATTGGGGATATAAATACAAACCTTAGCACTCAAAGCCAAGAGATTGTCTCAATGAAAAGTGATTTCAAGCTTGACCTTGAAGGAATGAGGACTAGCTTCGAACAAAAGGTCAAGGGTGTTGAAGATGATGTTAGCAGTAGGGATGGAAATATAAGGTCCTATATAGAAACAAATTATTCAACAAAGACACAAACCGCTGATATGATTGAAAATGAGGTTTCAAGTATTAATACTAGACTGGGTAGAGCCGAAAGTAAGATATCTCAGACAGAATCTTCTATTTCTACTAAAGTATCTTCTAGTGAAGCTAGGTCTATATTTAAGCAAGAGGCAGAAAAGTTTACTTTTGATGCTAAGCAAATAGATTTTAATAGTTATATAACAATAAAAGGTTCGCTTGAAACAATTCGTCCATCTTCTGATAAAGAAAAAATTATAATAACGGGCAATAGGATAAAATGGGAAGATAGTGAGCAGAATTCTAGAGCTTATCTTTATAATGCTAATGGTCTTATAATGAGAGGGGAACAAATTGAATTTTATGGAAGTGAAGGGCCAGAGGTAAGTATGATAGGTCTTCACAAGAATTTAATCAATATTGGTGGAAATGAAATTTGGATTAAAGGAAGGGACAATATAGAATTATCAAGCAAGAGTATAACTATTAAGGGTGATAATTCACTTAAAATTGGTGCTATAAACAATATCATAGTAAAAGAAGATATTAAACTCGATTCCTCAAGAATGTGGGTTACAGGAAATAGATTTAATATTTCGTTGCCTAATGATGTGTGGTTTTATATAGATGGAAATATAAAGAAAACAGGTTTCTTTTAAAGGATTTATCAATAATGAATAATGAACAAATAATACAAAAATACGGAAGATTATTATCACAAAAAATCTATGATTGTTTTTATCTTGAAACACAGGTAGAAAATCTTGATAATATTTTACAAGATAAACATAAAGAAATTGAAAGACTTAAAAAGCTTTTAGATGATAACAATATAGATTATAAAAATGGTGATGAGGTTTCTTTTTCACCTTTTAGAAATGAACAAGTAGAGAGTGTAGAGTAAACACTCTTTTTAATTTAGAAAGGAGAGATTATGGCTAATGCGTTGAATACATTAAATTTGCTCCAAGTTAAGGGTGGCGTCAATTTAAAACAGGGTGATGTTAAGTCTGTTTTAGAGTATGAGCTTGGTTATACTGATGATTCGGATTTTATGACTGATCCCAAACTTGATGGTAAGGTTGCCAAAGTTACCTTATATAACAGGCACACTAACAAGAAGTGGACTACTGAAACAGTCGTGAAAGGCAATCGTGTAAGCTTTACAATTGATGTACCTCTAGAGATAGGGGTGTATGCACTTGATATTGATGTTGAAGGGCATATTTTCCCATCTGACCGAGATGCATATGTAAGAGTTCACGAAGGCTACGGGTCTTATATGGATGGTAAGGCAGCGATAGCACTTGTAGCGAGTGCAAAGAATGTAGCTGATGAAGCTATCAGGCTTGCGGTGCTTGAAAATTCAGAAAAAATTAGAGGGCCACAAGGTAAGCCTGGAGAGTCTATCAGAGTTGCTAGTGTGACTAAAACAGGGACTACAAGTAAAGTTACATTTACCGATGGCAAGATTCTTACTGTTGAAGATGGTAAGGGTATTTTTGTTGATTCTTATAGGGTTTTAAGTGATGGAAACACCGAGATAAAGTTTACAGATGGTAAGACTGCTGTTATCAAAAAAGGTTATGACAGTAAAGTCGTTTCTAGCACTTATGACAGTGAAGGCAATACAATTATTACATTTAATAACGGTAGTCCAAAAGTAACAGTAAACAGGGGTGAGCCTGGTAAAAAAGGTGATACTGGTAATCCTGTGAATGTGGCTAGTGTAATAAAATCTGGGACTACAAATACTGTTAAATTTACAGATGGTAAGAGTATGAAGGTAGAAGATGGTAAGAGTGTGAATGTATCTTCTACAAGGATTTTAGATGATGGCAATACTGAAATCACTTTTACAGATGGCAAGAAAGCTATTGTCAAGAAGGGTGTTGACGGTACTGTCAAGTTTGATGATTTGACAGAAGAACAAAAAAAATCTCTACAAGTAGACGTGGTAGATGATTTGACAAGTGGGGGTAGTGATAAGGCTTTATCTGCTGAACAAGGGAAGAAGCTTTTTGATACTATTGTAAAATATCACCCTGACGCTGTACCTCCTAAAGTTATGACCGCTGTAATAGATCAGGCAAACTCTAATCCTTTAACCTGTATCACTTATGAAGATGATGCGAAGATGATGGAAAAGGGTAGTCCTGAATGGGATGATTTTTTCCAAAGTAAGTTGGTTTTGTTTAAGGACGGTAAGGAAGTTAGGGAACTTGAAGATTCTGAACTTAATGATTTAAAACCTGAAGATGGAGATGTGATGGTACGTTTCCCACGAAAGGGTTTAAGGATTAAAACTGTTGGAGAAAAAGTCTATGTATCAATGACTAACAAGGCTGATGACCCCGATTTTAAATATTATGCACATAGTAGGGGTGATAGTCCGAGAGATGCCTTTTACCTTGGTGCTTATCTGGGATTTGAAGTAAATGGTAAGCTAAGGTCAATAACTGGAAAAGCTCCTACAGGAAATAAGACAATAGGTGATTTTAGGACAATTGCACAGGCTAATGGTACGGGATATGAGCAATTAGCCTTTTATCAATGGACTTTCTTGCAGGCAATGTGTGTTTTAAAATATGGTAACCTTGATTCACAAACGGCTCTAGGCAAGGGTAATACGTTGGGAAGTGATACAGCGGCTACAGGTGAAACTAATGGTAAGGGTATTGATTTTGGTACAACAAACACAAATACAAAAATGAGGTTTCAATGGGTTGAAGATTTTTATGGTACTAAATCACAATGGTGTGATGGTTTTAAAATCGAAAGTGGAAAAATGTGGACGGGCACTGATAAATATAGCAACGATAACACTAATTATCAAGCATATGAAGTTTTTAACGCGCCTGGTTATTATCCTGAAAATGTCATCGGAAATACTGAACAAGGTTTTGTTATTAAAAAAACCGGTGGAAGTTTATCCACTTATTATAGTGATTATCAATATGTTATTCTATCTGAGAACTGTTTTGCTGTAGTAGGTGGTCGCGGGGGTCCTGACGGTGCTGATGCGGGTGCTTTCCATTTCTATGCGAGTTATAGCATGTCTTTTTACAATTCGAATGTTGGTGCTCGCTTGATGTTCCTTTAAGATTATGTAAAAGATTAATATAAAACAATCACAGGAGGTTTAGATGATAAAATTAAAAGATGTAATTGGGTCTAAGGAAGCAAGTAAAGAGCTTGTAATTGGTAAGGATACGGTTTATATCCATACTAATATTAGACCTTATGTTGATGAAAATGATGATAAGGAAGAAAAGTCTGAACTTTATATTTATGATGAGGTGCAGATGAGTAAAGATGAATATTTAGAAATTAAACAAAAAGAACTTGAACTTATGAGTAAGACTCAAAATGCTACTGAAGACTTGCTACAAGAGATTATACTTAAAGTTTATAGCGAATGAAAAGGGGTGAGGTAATGACTGTAGTTGAATTTTTGGTTCGCAGGATTATTGCTGGAGCGTTACAATTTAAAAATGTTCCTAAACCACTTAAGGCAGAAGTTAAGGCCATGCTTGAAGAGATGGGTCTTGGGTTTATGGTAGAGTGAGTCTATAGATCATAGAAGAAAGGAAACATATGGTAAAAATAACAATTGATTTATTGCATGCTCAGATTGGGGACTTAATCACTAGTCCTCTTTATCATTGTCTGCTATGGCTAATAGTTTTTGATATAATAGCTGGATATGTAAAAGCGTTTAAGACTAAGAGTTTTGACTCTAAGATATCTACTAATGGCTGGCTCAAACACGGATTAGTCCTAATGCTTATGACTGTAATAGGTGTATATGCTAGAGCACTAGACTATGTTTTTGTTAGCTACTTTATATGCTTAGGTTTTATAGGATCCTACGGATTGTCTCTATTAGAGAACCTGGACATCATAGGGGTACCTTACCCAGAAAAGTTTAGGAGTTTTTTCAAACAGATGAAAGACAATGACCTAGTAGAGATTAAAAATGATGGAAAAATAAAGATAGATGTATCTGATGATGAGAATATAACAATAAACAAGGATTAGCTATTGCTAGTCTATTTTTATGCTCAAAAGGAGAGATTATGACGAAGGTAGAAAATTTTGTATTAGATGCTATAAATATTGCAAATGATGATAGACATGGCTATAGCCAATATAATAGATGGGGATATCCTGATTATGATTGTTCAGGATTAGTAATTTCAGTTTGTGAGAGGGCAGGAATACCTGTTAAGACCAATGGAGCAACTTATACTGGTAATATGTACAGCGTATTCATCAAATGTGGATTTAAAGATGTTACTAATTCTGTTAACCTTAGAACGGGTGAAGGTCTTAAACGTGGAGATGTTTTGTTAAATCCAAGAAGGCACACAGAAATCTTTATAGGTAACGGCAAGACGGTTGGAGCTAAAATAGATGAAGTTGGTGGCATTGTTGGAAGGAGAAAAGGAGATCAAACCGGCAGAGAGATATGTGTATCATGTTATAAGAATTACCCATGGACCTGCGTACTCAGATTTGCTGGAGATAATTCCTCAGTAAAATCTTCCAATACTCAAGCATGTAAACCAAGCAAAGGTAAGTTCATAAAAACTGAACATTGGTATGGGATTACCCAAGCAGTTTGCAATGTAAGAAGTGCCCCATCTACAAGTGCAGCAGTTGTCGCTCAATATGGGAAAGGTGATAGGATAAACTATGACCAAGTATGGGAAGGGGATGGTTATAGGTGGTTATCTTACATTTCTTATAGTGGGCAAAGGAGATATGTAGCTTATAGGAGATTGAATGGTGATACTAAAGCTTGGATAAAGTTTTAAATTAAAGAAAAAAGTTTAAGCTGGCTTAGGCTGGTTACAGTACAAATTTATATAGAAAAGAGGAATCTCCGAAATTTTTATAACGCTAAAACCTACCTTGTACTGGGGTAGGTCTTTTTTTGTGCTTATTTTTAGGGGTGTAATTATATAGCTTAAATTATAAAAAGGCTTAGAAGTCGATTTTGGAGCTTGTAATATTTTAGGTTTATTTATATTTTTTAGATATTATCATTAGTTGCTAATTCTATTATATATTTACGTTGTATATATTGACAACGTATATATATATGGTGATATAATATAGACAAGATAAGAGATAAGAAATAAATAAAAAAATTAAGGAGATCAAAATGAAAAAGAACTTAACAATCAACGAACTAACCGCAAGCTACTATGACAGAGATATGGACCAATACACACTAGAATTTTTTGATGGTACTCTAGTAGATGTAGATGGAAAAGTCTTTGAAGGTAAAGAAATTGACGAATATTTCTTTGATGATGAAGAAAACTTCGAGCTAGCTATAGAAGAAGGAGAAATCAGAGAAAAGTAAACCAAGGCCCCGCAAGGGGCTTAAAGGTAAGTACATATAAAATTATAAAGGAGATAAAAAATGAAGAGAATTATTAATGGAAAAAGATATGATACAGACACTGCACAATTTATTAAGACTTATAGTAGTGGTCTAAGTATAAGTGATTTTAGATATTATGATGAAACCTTATACCTTAAGAAGACTGGAGAGTTTTTCTTGTATGCTACTGGAAATGGGGCTTCTGAGTATGCTGGCAAATATGGAGATTTAAGAGGACCAGGTGAAAAGATTGTCCCTTTAACTCTAGATGAAGCTAGGGCTTGGGTAGAAAAAATTGAAGATCCTGACTTATATGAGGAGCTTTTTGATGTAGAGGAAGAAAGTAATATCGCTTTTAGCTTACTTCTACCAGAAAATTTATATAAGATGTTAGATGATAAGGCAGCGGAAGATGGTATAACTAAAAAAGATATAGTGGTGAAGGCTTTGGAAGAGTACCTTAAAGCTTGAGATGTCAAAAAGAAAGATTAAAGACGGAGATGTATTTGGGGAGTGGGTAGTAGTAAAATCCTACTCCTCTAATAACAAAAGTTTATGCAGGTGTTCGTGTGGGGTTGAAAAAGAAGTTAATAATTCTAACCTTACAAGAGGGTTATCCACTTCTTGTGGTCATGCTATGTTTGATAATCTAAAGAAATTGGCATATGAAAGAAGTGATGAAAAGCTGATTGGCAAGACATTTGGAGAGATTACTGTTATTAAAAGAGTTAATGATGAGGGCAACTCTAGGTATCTTTGCAAGTGTTCTTGTGGAAAAGAGATAGTGCTTCAAGGATCAATCTTGCTTGCTGGCATGCAAGAGACTTGTGGTCATAAAAGATTGGAAGCAAAAGATTTTGATGACAAGCGTGTAGATGGGACTAGCTTATATAGGTTAACTCAAAAATTGTCTAAAAATAATACTTCGGGCTATAAGGGTGTGACTTATGATAAGAATTCAAGAAAGTTTAAGGCATCTTTGACTCTTAATTACAAGCACATTAGTTTAGGCTCATATGATACTGCGGAGGAAGCTTATCAAGCTAGACTTGCTGGTGAAGAAAAATATTATAAACCAATTTTGGAAAAGTATAAATATAAATTAAAAAAATAA